AATGGAGGAATGCCTGAAAACGACACTCTTCCAAAAGAGTTTAGAACCACAACAACACAGTGGCATCGGCTTTTTAATCATCTTTTTTATCACGGAACAGATAAAGTAGAAATGGACATGAGAGATGATTTTTCAGCGGAGGATGGAATGAAATACTACCGCTTTATTTCATCTATTATGCGATCTTACGGTCCAAAGCATCAACACAAAGAAAACGCTTGTGCGTGGTTATTTAGTCAATGGGTTAAAACATGGGTGGTAAAAAATGAGTTTTAAATTACATGATAAGTTTATGTTCCTTGGCACTGAGGGTGTGGTTGTCCAAATACTTGAAGACAATCGATTTATAGCGGAGTTCCCATCATTGGGAGCTTCCGCTTATTTCAATCAAGATGGAAATGTGTTGAATTTTTCCGGGGATCTGCATCGATTTACTTATCCACCAAAAGCCGAGCGTTCACATGGTAACGGTGATAGTAAATATATGCATTTTCGAGTTTCAATTACAGGCATTCTTTCTCGCTTCTTTGAAACCGGTATGACAAAAAAAGATTTAAAAGTTTATCAGTACCCAATAGAAGAGTTTATTAAAAATTTTGAATTAGCGAAATCTGGGGTAGATAAAGGAAACCTTGCTATTGCGAAAGAGTTTTTTGATTTATACACATAGGGGTAATTATGGAAATTAGCAAACTACATATCACTTGCCATAAAAGAGGGCCAATGAATAATATGTACACTCTGGGACTGCAACTTGTAGATTCGGACGAGTACGAAGGTGACGCAATTACCGATCTTGTAAAAATGGAAGAGGATGAAGATAATTTTACCGAAGCGTGTGATTGGGCAATTAGTGAACTTAAAGACGCGGTCAGTCGCTTTGAGTTGTTAAAGAAAGAAAAAAATCCGGCAAGTGTCAAAGTTCAAGAAAAAATTAATGATAAAAAATTTGATGAAAACTTACCAAGCTGGTGCTAAAGTTTCACATGGAGTAAAACATGAAATTAAGTGAATTAATTAAAACAGGCCAACTATTTTACCACAGACAATCAGAAGATCTTTACAGAGCTCATTTTTTCCCAGGACATCTTCCTCACCAAGAAAAAGAAGATCCTATGTTTAGATACTTTAGAGCTCCTGACATTCTTGGCACCTCAATATGCCAAGAGTGTGGCGTATTAATGCATTATCATGCCTTCTTAGATATTCCGAAACAAGGGAAAACTATTTGTCCTGGGTCGTATGTTATGTTTCCATTAGATGAAGAAGTTTGTAATGAACACACGGTTAGTATGATTAGTTTTGATCAACTTCATAATTATGGTTATATGCTTAGATAAAGCAAATCCTCTTGCAAAAGAATTTGTTCTAACTGTTAGGGATAGTATTGTGAGGAAATATAAGCACGCAAAAATAAACATTAAAACAATATCGGATTTTATCAATGAAAACGCTTCTGCAATTAATCAAAGAAAACCCCGACAATTATTCTGAATTAATCGGTAAGGTTGTAAAAACTCCTACCGGTGCTTATGGTGAAGTTTATAAGATTTTAAACGGCGTAGTTGTTATTGATGGAGATATTTTTTTTGATTCATGGAACAAGCACATTGATAGGAAAGGTTTTTTTAAAGCAGACGATTTAATGGTTATGGATATTTCTTCAGTGATAGATATTCAACAAACACACACCTTTGAACCATTTAAGCGATATAGATTTTGTGGTTATTGGAAAAATGGTTGTTTCAATTGCTACGTTTCAATGATTGGTGAGGTGCAATTTGTTTGTACGCCGGAAAATTTAAAAGCTAACTTACAGAAAATCATTGCCCATTATCGCCATACATCAAGACAGTAGAAATATTAGCATGGTTAATTTTTGTAGGAATGTTGGGAATTAAGTTTCTTTTTGTATTATGAAAAACCGCAACAATGTCTTTATATTTTTGAGATAAAATTAACAATTTCATTTTGCAATTTTCGTCACATTTTAAAACATATAAACCATCTTGAATTTCCCCTTCTGCATAAGAAGAGGCTTTCAAGATGGTTTTAATGATTTCAATTTTTTTATCTATCATAAAGATTCAACAAAATCTTTTAAAAAGGCGACATACTCTTCAACTGAGACGTAATCGTTTTTATTGTCACCAAAAAATGGCTCTACAAGAATCGCGTATTTTAATGGCTCAACGACTGACAGATTATAAATTCCCTTTTCTTTTCGCCCCATTTCAACAACACCGTCAGTATCTCTTTTAACTCTGTTAAATTTTGCGCAAAACATTTCAGAAAACTTTCTTGCAATTTTTAAAGACTCCGGATCATTGCTTAATACATTAACTTGGCACCCTTTTGCTTTTTGGTTAAATGCATTTGTGTGTAATTCAATACTAATGTCAGCCATCCATACAATAACTTTATCGGCACAGGCTTTAACAGATGGATACTGTATAAAACATTTAACTTCTGCGTTTTCAAGTGGTTCCCATTCAGATATTAACTTTGTGCATTGTCTTGTGTAGTCTAGTTCTGTTTTTTTATTGTAATGTGTTGATCCTGTATCAATATTACCTTTTTTATCAAGGTCTCCATGCCCCTCGATGAACGCAACTCTTAACTTCTTTTTGACTGGCGTTGGTGTCGGTGTTGGTGTTGGTACTGGTGTTGGTACTGGTACTGATACTTGTGCGGTTTGTTGTACACTTATATATTTTTCAAATGCACTAGTGAAAACTTTATGTCTTTTGTTTTCAGGTTTTAGTACGGCCCAATAATGACCATCGTTGAAATATAGTTTTTTATGTTTTGCTATTAGTTTATCTAGAACAATCATCCCACATTCAACATTTCTTCTAATATCAAAAATTGTTTTATTCAAGTCTTTTTCATCTTTACCAGAGTCAACAGACCAATCAAATTCGCATTGGTGAAATAAAGCATCCTGGTAAGACATTTGAAGTAATCCTTCAGATGTATTTTGTTTCCCTGTCACACGATCTTTACCAAGTCCTGTTTCTATATATCTTGAATTAAGTTTGAAAGATGATTCTGCATATGCAAGTGCTTTAAATACAGATTGCCAATACTTTAATGAGACGTTATACGCTAACAAATTTACACATCTACTTATTCTTTTTTCGACAACAATATCTATTTGCTTCTCAATCTCGGTATTATTAACCATCTGAATTGTATTGCTTTCAAACGAGTCGTTTTGTTGTGATTGTTTTTTACTTTTTCTAAACAACTCTCTAAACCATGTAAACATAACACTACTCCCTTCCTAAAAATATATTTGAAGCCAATCTAGCATAAATCAAACTATGAAGAAAATCATCTGGATCAGAAATCTTATGATCATACTTCATTTCTCGTTGGTATTCCCTGTATTCAACATACACCGCCAGAATGTCTTTTGCAAAAACTTCTGTCTGCGCCCAAGAAGGAAAGATAATTTCTTGGTTTTTTAAAGAATAAATCATTTCAGAAATAATTAAATTTCTTTGTACTTGAAATTTAAACCCTATTGGGTCCCACTTCTTTTTTTCTTTTTGTTTGGGTACATATTGAAATTGCATAACCTTATTAGCACCCAACATACGAACCAACGTGTTATTAACTCCCCAACCATGTCCCCAATCCACAGCAACTAATCGAATTCCAAATAGCTGAACAATTCTTGCTATATCGCGAACAATAAATTCGGGGTCGGTTTGAGATCCTGTATATCTTTTCGCAAAGAAAACTTTGAATCGTTTTTGATCAACATAAGCACCAACGGTAAAAACTGTATAAGAAGCGTTTTTTAATTTACCACTCGGAGATTTTTCAGCACCGTCATTACCCTCACCCCAATCTACGCCAGCCGTCAGCATATACTGTCTAGCAAATTGCAGCTCAAGTGCGTCAGGGAATTCTGATAAAAATCTATAACTAGCATCACAGCAGTTAATAATTTCTTGTCTTGAAACAGGCTTAGAGGCGGAGTCGTAAGATAATCCAAGGACCTCGTTATAAAATTGGCCTAACGGATAATTATCGCGCTTCCAAAGAAGCCTCTCCCATTGCCCCATGGTGGAAATAATCCACGGAACCATCAACTGAGGAATACGGTACCCTTCTAGTCGCTTACCAGGGGATAATGACATCCATTGCCCCCACTTAGGAACATCAATAGGTTTAAAACATTTTGAACAAATAGGCCCTGGTGGAAGTCTTCCACTTGTGTACATTTCTGTTTGGGCGATATTTTTCTCGTCGAGAAAATTATAATGATTACATGAGCGACATTTTACCAACCATTCATTTTGGGAAGATTCTTGCCAGTAACTCTCAATAGGGTTATCAAAAGATTTTGGCGTCCCGGCCATAATTAAAGAAGCATCTTCAAAGTGAGACGTACACTCCATGATAACTGGAATTTCAGAACCCATAAAATCTTGAAGCTCATCAAGCATGAGATCGCGCGCCGAAATACCCCTGGTTCTATCCGCACTGCGAAAAGCTGACCTTAAAAATACAATCGATCCATTTGTAAAAGATTTTTCAAAAACCTGGGTCGAGACATAAGAGCTCTGTAGATATTTTTTAATTAACGGAGATTCTTCAATCGACGGCCTTAGTTTTTCGTTTGAAAACTGTCTTGTTTGAGAGTGTGATGGTGCAACGTATAATGCTTTATTATATGCACGGATGGTCGAATTTATGACGAGATAGTTTCCCAAGAATGTGCTTTTTTCAACTTGGCGCGCCGTTTTAAGTAAGATATTTCTGCTTGGTTTATTATAAACAGGTTGTAAATAATCCCTTCCCTTGAAGGAAAACGGTTTACCGTTAAGATACAGGAGAGATGCTACGAAATCGCTTCTAGTTGCCTTTAAGATCGCTTTATATGTACCATCGTCATTAAGGGCTCGAACAACATTAACAACCGTCCCTTTATTTGGAGGGATAACTAAATCGTTATATTCTTGACCTTCTTGGTCACTGTCTTGGTATTCTGCGTCGTTTTCTTCCATAGATTCCTTAGTGTTTTCAATATTATTTTACCCAAAATGTGATCAGATAGTAAACATTTTCCCATGTTACTACAGAATTACCAAAATAGGTTATTAAACCGATTTTTTGGTAACAAGGTTCAGCGTAATTAAATTATTAAAATAATTGGCATTTTTACTGTTTTTTTAAATTTTGTTACCAAGTTACCGCTTTTCTGAGCTTAGCGTGCTTTATGTATAATACACATACACACATTTACCCCCCTATCTTAGAATATATATATATATTTCTTTATAAAGATAAATATATATATATTGGTAACAAGGGGTCTATTGTTGGTATATTTACTTGTAATATTAATAACTTAATCGTGTTACCAAGTCATAACTACAAAGCTACCTTTTTCGGTAACTGTTACTACAAATAATTAACGCACCTTGATAAAAATCTGAAAATATATATCGTTATATACAAAGCATGTGCGTTATTATATATCATGATATATATTGATCAGATATGACTAGTTGAGTTGTATTTATGATTTAATACGTCAAAGATGAGTAATTATCCTTCAGACTCTTCAGAGCCCTCTGGTAGTTTTTCCGTAGAGTTCTTTTTAGAGATATCCAAAAGAACTTGCTGGTCTGGAGTTGGAAAATTGGTTTCAATGAAATCGAACTCCATTTGAATACTTTTAGCGAAGTCTCCAATATCTGCTTTTGAATATTTGTGGTACTGTGCAGCGATCCCAAGTGTTGTTGCGATCCATTGTCTAGCTTCGCGGTTTGAGTTGTTGTCATTAAATTTTAAATAATGCCGTGCTTTAATTGCAGAGGTCTGTAGAAGTGACTGTAGTGTTTTGGAGAGGTCAACATTCACAGGTAAATCTAGACCAGTTTTAACAACCTCTATAGATTCTGTAAGGGCCGTAAAATAGCAAGATCTTTCGGTGTTATTACATACGTATAAAAAACTCTTCCAACTCTTTCTAGACATTAAAGACGGGTTAAAAAAGAACATTTTATAAAGAGCGATATAATCTTCTTTCAATCCGTATGAATATTTTAAGTTAATATCCTGAATAAGATCGGTAACAGGAACTTGTTTAATAAGTAAACTGTTAATCGCCAAACGCATAATAGGATCTTGATTAATATCATAAACAATACGAAGGCGAGCAGTCTCAGGTGAAATGAATTTTTTTTCCAGGTACCATAATCCACCAAGCCCTAAATAATTCATCCATTTCAGAAAATTAGAATCATATTTTTTTTCGATAATCTGATTAGAGATTGGTTTAGATAGGCGACCGTGAACCTCATCGTGTAATTTTTCATATAACGGTTCGTCAATCTTGTGCAGATTGTTATACTCAAGGTCTTCTAATACTTCCTCATAACTAAGATTTTTTGTTATGAGGAAGCAGAGATAGTTTTGGTATGGCCTCATTGTGCCTCATTAACCGCCCGCAACTCTTCTAAACCGTTAACTACTTCAATCAGCCTTAATACGGCAGATGATGTAGCTTGTTCTGGAATTTGTTTTATCCCGATTCTTGAAGCCATTAAGCAATTTAATAAATCACTAATTGCGGCTTTAAAGCGTGGTATTTTCCCAACAAATTTAGTCGTGTTTTCTGGGCTGGCAAAATTTAATGATAGTAAACTATCAACAGTGTGTGCACTATCAACAAAGCTTGCTGCTTTTATTAAATCTGATTTAAATTTACCTGCTACTTTTTCACAAGAAACTAGCAGTTTTTTTAATTCAGCGGTTTTTTCCGATAGGGTTAATGGTCGAATTGTTCCATGTAGAACAGTCTTTTCGTAAGATGCACATTTTGTTAAAACATCTGCCACTATATTAGCAGGTGTTCCAATTGAAGCTAAGGTCAACATTAATTCGCTTTTTGATAAATGGCCTAAATCAATGTTCGCAGTTTTCATTTCCGATGCATACTTCCCAAGACCTTTCAAGTTATAAAAACAACCATTTTGGTGGATTTCGATTGGGTTAACAGATCTTTGCTCACTAGCTGTTTTTACAGCGTAATCAGCAGGGTTGTTTGAGATTTCATCAAACCCTTCCATTGACACCCATTTCATTTTATATGGAATGCGATAATAACCATCATCCATTTTAAAAATTGTATCTCCATCCATAAATTTATCTAAAGCTAGTTTTATTTGAGACCCTAAAAGGTCCATGGCTTTTATATAAATTTTTCCACCACGATCCACCATAGAAACAATATTAACAGGTGCTGTAGCCAAAGCTTTACCACCATCTTGTAAATAAACAAACGTTCCAGTTTGGCCTATTTTTGGATCACAGAAATCTAATCTGTAGTTAGAGTTAGTTACACGAACTCCAGCGATTGATTCTTGAATAACTGAATTAGTCTTCCCTAGAAACATTTTATATGGAAGAACTGACATGTCGTAATTAATGACGGCAGGGATATAAAACCCTTCAACTGAGACACCGTTTTTCTTTTTAACTTTATAAATACCAAACTCTTTAGCAACTTCAACGTTATCATGATATCCAGTATCAATATGAACAGTTGTTATAGGTTGTGACATATAGAGAATTTTTTCACCGTTTTGATCAACGTCATTCATAAAATCATCAACATCATTAGTAGCTTTTACAACTAACGAACACGCTTCTTCTTTGGAAATATTGACAACCTGAGGAGAGAAAACTTTATCAGAATTAGATAAAAGTGTGTATTTATTTGGACCGTCTTTTTTTAAGACAAAAATATTTCGATCAACTAAATTCTCTACCGATTGTGAAAATGCGTTCATATTAACAGGTTTAGCGTTTGCTAATTTCTGAATAAGATCAACGTGATTTGATTTTTGGAACCTAATCGCGATTCCGTTATCGTTTGCAATTTTTTCTTTAAACTCTTTAATATGCTCACTAGATAAGTTATCAATAATTTCTGTTAGCATAGGATATTTATCAGAAGCAAAAGCATATCTACCTAAACTTGGTGGATATAAAGCGCTCCAAATATTACCATCATCAAAACGACCAACAGCCGAATATGTTGGGAACTCTGTAAGTTTTCCTAAAGGGTCATTATTAGTCATCGTGATTGCAAAATAATCTGGAGTTAAAGGGAGAAGTTTGCCACTTCCTAAAAACATATCTAAAGGAAACATTTTAAACTCTTGAATAATAACTGGAACATGACACTGATTTTTTTCATTAGAAATGGCGATACTTCCAGTAGCTGTACCCATTTCAGGATCTTCTTTTTTAAATTTTACAATTGTGGCAAAACCTTCAAGGCTTCCAAGTCTTTCTTTTAAAGCAGTAATAATTTGCTCTGGCCATTCTTCTATATTGTGTGAAAGTTGGATTGTTGAGGAATCTCCAACTTCTTGGCTATCGATAAATAAATTTGTAGGAATACCCATAAACTAACCCCCTAATATTCTTATATCATACAGCAGTACCTGTCCCAATGCCAACCATATTAACACCACACACCTGAGATATGCTAGGAATACACAACCCAGCAATAACTAATTTTCCGGTAGAGTGCTCATGAATAGCTTGAACGTAGATCTTTGCAATTGATTTTACCAGTACCGGCCAAAAAGGTCCACGCATTGCAGACCCTGCTGCTAAAATAAGAGATTCAATATTAGAATCCACCAATCCTGAATACATACCGTTATTAATAGAGCCAGCCCCAATGGTAACAAGTTGGTGTGCTCCAATTAAATTGTAAGCAGTTGCAAAGTGCTCTTTTACGGATTCAGCGACACCTTTTGTGATGGCATATAAATATAGACCAGTATCACCTTTACTTGGTTTATAGGGCCCATGATTAGTAGATCCAAACCTAGTTTGAATTTGTTGACGTAACTCGTTATAAAGATTTTCATCAAACCAAGCATCATTAACTTTTACCCCAACACCAGAACCGATACCAGGCACAGCAGGAGCTCCACCAACACCTTTATCGGCACTGGTAAAATTAATAACCTTACTACCATCAGCGATACCTGTGGAGATTGCATCACATAATAATATAAAATATTTTGGATTTTTTTGAGAAAGTGGTCCACCATACCCACCAAACTCTTTCATATTGGTGTGAATTTTTTCTTGCATTAATTTTGATAAAGTTTCTTTAACTGCAGCCATGAACTAATCATCGTCTTTTTCATCATCAATTGTAAAGCCCGCAATTAAACAAAGAGAATAAACACCAACAAGTAAAGCAATTGCCGTAAATGATAAAAATTCGTGCATAACTACTCCTGTGTTATTAAAATGCTAAACATCACTAAATACCGTTGTAGAAGGTGTAACTGGTACACCTGTGATTAAATCAACAACCCCCATATGGGAGTTCGCTGTAGTAATACCACTCGCCGCCCCGTTTAATTCTACTTTAGGTGCTTTAACTTTAACTTTCGTTGTAGCGATAACTTCAATATTACCACTTGCTGAAATTTTTATCGTTGATTTACCAGGACCTACATCAATAATAGTGTCTCCCGATGGTTCAATACTTACATTAGCTTTTCCTGCTACGTTGTAATTTGTTTTACCTGATGGCTCAATATTTAATTTTGCCTTATCTGCGATATTTAGAGAAGTTTGTCCAGAAGGTTTAATGTTTAACTTATAACCAGCTTGACTATCGGCTGTAGCAATTAAAATATCTGTTTCGCCGGTATTTTTTACTTGAACGGTATGAACTATTTTATTAATTCCACCATCAGTATTATTACCAGCACCGATACGTTTTTTATAAATAATAGAAGTATCGTCTGCGTTTACAGTTCCAGACTCTTCTAAGATGATATTTTTTCTATTAGAAGTGTCACGGGTTTCTTTTCTTAGGTAAGTATATTTTCTCTTGCGATCAATATTTACCCAATCAATAGTACCGCCTTCAGTTCTGAATTCATAATTACGGCATAGATGGTTTAGTAAATCTTCTTGGGGAAACCAAGTGCTTCGACAACCAGGAGTTGATTCGATTTGAATCTCACCAGATGATCTTAAAATAATTTTATTACCTGCAACAGTGGTAATAATCTTGTCACCTTCATTTCCTGCTTCTAGTTTTTTTCCAGTACTGGCATCACCTGCTTCACTTAACGGCTTAAAGAAACCAATAATAATTGGCTCGCTATCTATAAAAGCCACAACGCAAAATGAATTAATTCTAGGAATAACAGATGTTTCGTCACCTTCATAATGAGCATCTGATGATAACCACTGACACTTGGCAATATGTAAATCATTCGTCATTCCTTGTTGGCCATAAGTTTTTACTTCGGCCATCCGTTGTTCAGGGAATACGCGAGTAATTCTACCCCATGAAAGTTTATTATTAGTCTCTTGTTTGTAAGAGCTTTGCGATTCAAACGGTGATTTTAAATTTTTCATAAAAAAATATTATCAAAATGTTGATATAAGGGCAATGTAGATAATCTATAGTATTCATGATCACAACATAGGAGGATATCATGAGTTTAAACAAAGTAATGGTTATTGGTCGATTAGGCCAAGATCCAGAGTTAAAGTACACACCAGCGGGTATGGCGGTAACTACAATGTCGGTTGCCACAAGTGAATCTTGGACTGATAAACAGGGTCAGAAACAAGAAAAGGTAGAGTGGCACAGAGTTGTCTTATGGGGTAAACTAGCGGAGCTTGCAAATCAATACCTGGCCAAAGGTAGACAGGTTTACATTGAGGGCTCTTTAGCAACAAGATCATGGGAAGATAAAGATGGTATTAAAAGATATACCACTGAAATCAACGGCAGATCGATGCAGTTTCTAGGTGGCAATGCTCAGCAAGGTGATGGGCAACAAGGTAATAGAAACACTAATAACAACCAACCAACTTCAGGTAATTCTGGACGTGCTTCTGATCACCATAAAGCAAGCAACTTAAAACCAGGTGATTTACCAGCTGGTCATGAGTATGACATTGGTTCAGATACTAGCTTTACCGCTGATGATATTCCGTTTTAGATTTAAAAATTATATATAAAATACATATAATTTTCCGCAACATTAATAGTGTTGCGGATTTTTTTATTCATCAAGGACACGAAATGCTTATTATAAAAAATGATTACGGGGAGTGGCGGACCGTAAATAAACTACATGGCTTTAACGTTATAACAAACAACAACACGCAATCTGTTGAGTTTAGTATTATGTGGGACACTTGCAACGGCGAGTACAGTTCATATAGACTATTAAGGATGCCTTTCTTTGCGCCGACATCTGGTATTAAAGTTGGTAAATTAGATATTTTTGGTTGGGGCTACACCCGCACTATTCACGGTATCCCGATGGACACATTCTGCAAAGAACTCTTTAATCCGGTTATATGTTTACTTATGGAATGTATTTTTTCCGAAGAGGTTTCTATTTTAAATTGGGATGCCTTTGAAGAAGAGATTTATGAATCTTTTAAAAGCTTACTCGATTTTATGATCCACGAGCAAGAGGATTTTAAAGCCTGCTGTAAAGACTTAACGGGAAAAGAAGTGGAATATCTAAGAAAGCATGAAAATAAAATCTTCTTAGACGCACTAATTTCTTCTTTTGTTGACATAGATAAGCGCTAGTGTTGCTATTGACAACGTGTTTTTCATCATGTTTATATTGTTCTTAATAACAATAAACACGTTCTGGAGGAAAACATGAACACAAAACAACTTATAGAGATCGTAGCAAAAGAAACAAAATTAACTAAAGCTCAAGCTCAAGTGGCAGTAAAGGCAACATTATCAACAATTAAGAAAACAGTTTCAAAGAAAAAAGAATCTGTTCAATTAACAGACTTTGGAACATTTAAAGTTGTTAAAAGAAAAGCAAGAAATGGTGTTAAGCCAGGTACAACTGAAAGAATTAAAATCCCTGCAAAAAACGTTGTACGTTTTAGCGTAGGACGTGGATTAAAAAAAGCTGTTAAATAATAGTTATTTTAATCAATAAAATAAGGGTCAATTAACAGACCCTTATTTTTTACATATGAGGGATTTATGGATTACGGTGGTTTTACTTTAATGATTGAAACAGATGGAAAAAATTGGTACTGGGCGGCTTATTTACCATCAGGTAAAGTTTCTCATTACAGCCCAATGTACTCAACAATAGAAGGCGTATGTGATTCGGCTAAAGCGCACATTTATAACATCAACGCACCACATGTAACATGTTTACGTTTTGATCAAAGAATTAAACCACGACTATCGAATGAAGATCTGTCAAATTACGAAGAATATTTTAGAAAACTTTTAAAGATGTACGAATCGGTCCAAGAAACAACACACTTTGATGGTACGTTGGTTAACACAGGGGAGGTACCACTAGAAGTAGTGCCCTCGTCAGAAACAGAGCCAACTCCGCCACGCAAAGGACATTTAACATTAGTGCAGTAAAAATTGGTATAAGTATAATGTATAGAATCTAGTATTGGTTCTCTTCTAGTGTGTTTTCGGTTTTAGTAGTATGCGGAAGTTGAAAACAGTTCACACAGGCGATTCCAGCCAAGTATCACGGAGTTTCACACTCCATTTCGGGTGATACTAATCACACACAGGTTCGGCGAGAATTGCCCTATCTTATTGTTCAGGATGATCACATTAGACGTTTTTTATTTGATTTAAACGAAGATAAATCAGGTACTTATAAAATTAATGCCCCGCAAGGGGTGGTTGAGTAATCCCCAATTTTTTTACCTATTATGATATAATAAAGAAAACCAGGAGGACTTATGACGGCAACGGTTCTCGGTGGATATTTTATCTTTCATAAAAATAGTTATGGCCAATATAAATATCAAAATGACTTATCCAATCAAAAAATTGAAGAAGTTAAGGATATAGCGTCTGAGTTTTTATTTCCAAATAACGACATTGTTCATGTTTCTAATATGGTAATTATAAAAGCCTGTCGAGCTTCTAGTGAGGTCAGTGATTACAACTAACCCCTCACCCCCATAGAAACATATTTAATTGGTTTAGGTTGAACGTTTTTTGTAAACGGTTTAATGATTTTTTTAGTTATATCAGTATAAAGTCCAGCTTTCTTATAAAAACCAGAAATAAAAGACGACTTCATTTTTATTCTCCCCTGCCAACCTCTTGTAATACCTGTAAGAATTGATCATTAAGTTTTGTTTTTTCTTGAGATAGCATTGATAAATATTGATCTACACTGGTGTCATTTTTTTTACCAAGCATTTTTTTAATAAAACCTTTTGGTATAGTTGAATGAAATTTTTGCACGTGAACATGTCGCTCATCTTCAGGGAGATGTGTATGGCTACCAAATCGTATAGCACGTCCAGTTGCTTGATCGGTTCGCGGATCATTCCAGTGTGGCTCAAGTAACTGTACGAGTTTTGTTCCTTTGAGGTCTAATCCTTGAGATCCAGCTCCAGTGATAAGAATACTTTTAAGTTTGCCAGAGTTGTAATCCTCTACGATTTGTTTTCTTTTCTTATCACTTAAAGATCCATCAAACACAGCGTGTGGGATTTTTCTTTTTTCTAACTCTCTTGCATAATCTTTAACACCAGATTCTAGAAAATTTGAATAGATCAAAGCTTTAAAGTTTGGATCTTGATTATGGCGTTCCATGAAAGCATTGACGGCCGTTTGTATCTTTGGTGTTATTTGTGAACCACCAAAACCTTTCACGGAGTTAGAAACTTGTCTTGCGCCAGAAAGAAAACTATTTAATTGCTTAGCTTCGCTTTTTGATGGCGGAAGCCCCATTTTAATTTTCCACCTTAAAGCTGGATTCGCTTTCCCCATGACAAAATCATAATATTTTAATTGTTCTTTTGACATTGGTGTTTCTACGACTTCGTGCGAAGCTGATGGAAAATTTTCATTAGACGGCTTATGGTAATCGATATAACCATCAACCATGTCACGTAATTTATTAACATTTTTTATACGATAACTCACCCCAGGTTTTGCGCCATGAACCACTCGTGCAAAAAAACCTGGTTTAACAGATTCTTCTTGAATAAACATTTCATCAAAAGCTGGTCGACTGACAGGCATGGCGTCGTCACCTCTTACGGTGTTAATTAAAGGTGCGAGCTCACTTGGATGATTCCTGATTGGTGTTCCTGTAAGCAAAATGCGCTTATCATAATTTTTTGCTTTCTCTTGCATTTTTTTCGATCTTGCGCTGTCCTGTATTCCCATTAAATGCGCTTCATCCACCACTAACGTATTACCAGATGGAGCTGTTTTGACAGCTTGTTCGAAGCTTTGAATATTTGGTTTAAAGTTAGTTGTATGTTTTTTCACCTCTTTTTTATAATTTTCACGAAGCGATGCAGGTGTAACAACATCTGTTTTTGAATCTTGAGAAGCGGCAAGAGATGTTAATGTCTTACCTGAACCTAATCCGTGATAAGCAAGAACGCCCGGTTTTTTATCAAGCCTTTTTAGCACACGCTCTTGGTGTGGTTGAAGTGTTGTGGTTTCTTTTAATTTGGCTTGCTTGTTAAAGCCTATTAAGAAGTTATTCATATTTAATGAAGCATCCTTTTTTTAACAATACCTTTAGTTTTGTTGGGAAAAATTTCTTGAACACGGCTTACCATGCGCCTTGCTGAGTCAGCAAAATCTTTATACCTATAAGCGGTGCCGGCATTTTGAACCATTGGCTCTATGAGATGATGTAGTTCTTTTGGAGTTGATCTGAAAACTCTATTATTGACAGCTCTTTCTATAGTTTCAAGTTTTATTGCAGCTTTTTCAAAACCTAAGACAAACGCAGCCTTCTTAACAGTTCCTTTATTCATAAAAACTCCTTAATATTTACCGTCTAAAAAATTAGTATTTTTCAATGCTGTCTTGCTCATAATTTTTCTTATTTTTTCGGCTTGATCTTCTTGTGATAACTTGGGGGTATTCCGCTTTTTCTCCAACCTTTCACCAATTTCTTTTATTTTTTGCTTGGCACGGGTTTGCAAGGCCTTTAGACTGTGGCCCGTACTACCAGGATTGGTTTTTTCTTGTATTAACGTATGACTTAAACTATCTCTCGGTTTACCCGCATGAAAATATTCTCTCATTCTTTTAATAGAATCTTCAACCTTGCTTGGCTTTAGGTGACTACCATCCTGCATTCGGGTAAACACCCCTCCTTTCGAGCTAAGCACTTTTGATGCGAAATGTTTCCCTGTTTTATCACTAGCTCGGTTACCAAGTAAAGTGATACCACTATGTCTAAAGTCGAACATAGAATCTGCATCTCGCATCTTTCTAAAATATTTAGCCATCCTCGCTTCTGCGGTTTTATTCACAATATTAGCATTTTCCATCTTTACCCTTTCCTTTATGACAACAAATCAATCCCAAGGTCTTTTTTTGTATCGTATTCATTAATAAACGCTTTACTTGTTTTATATTTAGATTCCATTTTTTTTCTTAACTTTTCCTCATACCGAACAATACCTTTTTCTAATTGTGAAGATGTGCCGTTTTTAATACCAAGGTTCAAAATACCCCTTCTAGCATATTCAACTAAAAAAGGAGCAGCTAATCCTGTAATTCCACCAGCAATCATACCACCGGCCATATGTCGCACTGGTTCTACTGTTAATGCTTTTTGTAGTTTCTCTGGTCCAAATTTTCCAAGTGCCCCAACAATAGGTTTTGCTAGCATGACACTTGGGGCGTTAAGAGTTCGAGTCAGAGCGTTGTCTGCCTGGCCAAGGTTTAACAGTTTTGCAGCTACGGCTAAAGATCCAAGCCCCATGCTAAGATCTAATGCTCTTTGCCCTATTCCAGATTCATTTAAAATATTGCTGTAATGTTTTTTACCAACCAAATTTTCCTTGCCCTGATCTAAAAGTTTTTGCTTAACTACTCGCTCTATTTCTTTTTCGGTGTTTGGTTTTATAATTTTCTCAACAATAATACTTGATGGAACTTCACCCAGTGCTTGCCCCATAGCTTTTAATTGATTGGTAAGCATCTGCGTCATTGGATCAATATTTGATTGTGATGCTGATTTATTCATTTTAGACAACGCACCCCAAGCAAGACCAGCTGGTGCTAACACCAGGGGGGCTTTGGTTAAGATTTTCTGCATCCTGGTTCTTTTGTTATATGGCTCAGACTGATCAACCGTTGCTCCTCTTAAAATTAAACCAATACCAGCACCGGCAGCACCAGCACCAACAGTCCTCGCGAATCTTGTTAAAGCAGATTTTCCCACATGCGCAGCATTCATTATGCTTGCTTGTTTCTGAAGAACGTCTTTAAATTGATTATTTAATGCTGTCTTTTTTTCTGCTATTGAATAGACCCACGAGTCCACACCAGAGTTCCCAGATGTCATACCAAACCCCTTACCTATACCGTCCACAAGTGATGAAAATTTAGATTTTTTTGGCAACGATACGTATCTTTTAATTTTTACACTTTCAACAGGCGAACCTAAGCGTATAGCTCGAGACTCCGCTTGATGGATACGTTCAGGGTTATAGTGCCCTTCAGCCATTTGAAACATAGTTGTTCCTTTTAAATCTAAACCCTCTGCACCAGCCCCTGAGACTAGTAAAATTCTTTTCTTACCACTCATGTAGTCCTTTATATTTTCTGTTCTTTTTCCAGCGCTAGAACCTTCATTGCCCACTCCATAAAACTTTGTGTACTCTAAGCCTTTTTCTTTAAGACCTCTTTCAACTGCGTCAAGTTGTCCGTGAATTAGATTTCCATAAATAATTAATTTATGGTTATCGTTTTCTTGTAGGTGTTCATGAGCATCATTTACGATGCTTTTAACTTTTGGAGAAACTTCTAAAATTGACCTCTTTTTTAATACATCACTTAAAACAGACGGATCAGTAGAGACTTGTCTGGCTTGTGTTAATTTAGAAAAAGCATCTGCAGCTTCTTTTTGTCCTACTGGAATATTGTTTGAAATTTTCCACCTAGTGATTGGATCAACTGATGACATAGTGTAATGATAAATATCAGACTGTTCTTTAGACATTGGGACTTTAACAACCTCGATATTTTTCTTGGGCATAAATTTTTCAACCTCATCGTGCCCAACGTAATCAATTTGCTTTTCTAAATACTTTGCAAGTTGTTGCTTATTTTTAATATTTTTTTCAATGTATACTTTGGGGTTTAAGAAACCCTCCGTAACTGTTTTCTTATCAACAAAGGTACGATCAAAAAAATCTTTACTAATTAATTTATGACCTGTTGGCTTAAAAGTAATATCCATTAATGGCACGATATCATTGGGTTCGTTATTAACAACCGACCCAGTAAGTGTAATCGCTTGTTTAAATTTTGGTCTAAGTTCTTTTAATTTGTTATATGTAGTACCTTCCGTTGATCTAACCTTGTGAACCTCGTCCATGATTAAAGTATCAGCACCCGTTCCCTCAATAACTTTATCACCGTGTTCACGAAATAAATCGTAACTGATAACGTTGTATGTAGAGTTGGACTTATCGCCAACCTTTTTGTCACTCTTTTCGTTTTTAGCACCAAAAACAGACACACTGGAATTGGTAAATTTTTTTACACCAGAATCAACAAAATTACTTTTTAAGGATGATGGCACAACAACAATCGCCTTACTCGCGTAACCTTTTTCTTTTAATTTTTCAAAAGCAGCAATCCCTGTTAGCGTTTTACCGCTCCCAGTAGCATGAGCCGCCAGTAGGCTTTTATCTTCTGAGTTTAATATTTTATCTATGGCCCTTAATTGGTGATCTTTTAGCTTCACTTCTTTTTTTAGAGCTGCTTGTTTTAAAAATGATTTCTTAATATTTTCCATCTTTACCTTTTCCAAAATTTACCATGAAAGTTTATTATTAGTCTCTTGTTTGTAAGAGCTTTGCGATTCAAACGGTGATTTTAA